AAAGGTGTAGTTTGCCCTAATTGTGGTGGCAATCATTTACAGAAAAGGGGAACATCATTAGCTCTAACAAAAGTTTGGCAAAGGGTTCAATGCCAAGACTGCGGCAAGTGGTCAAAACTAAACAAACCAATAGAAACAAAAAAATCAGACTCGGCTACTCCCATATAAGGAAAATGCAAATGGACATTCAACTTATTGCTATAGCTATGGAAGGAAAAACTATTGAAGCAATTGATGTAGTTTATGGCGAAGATACTATGGTGATCCATTTATCAGACGGCAGTTCTGTAGAGCTTATTATTGATTCAGCATATATGAACATTCAAGACCTTGATGACTAACAAAGACCTCTTTGTATCAAAAACAATTAAAGAACGCAACATGAAGCTGGTGACACTTCCAGACGGCACTAAAACAGATACTTGGAGTAAAGAATATATGCTGTACTGCGAAGCATTGGATTTATCTAGGAAACCTATAGAAAAGCGTAGGGAATGGCTAAACAGATTAAAAAATAAAGACAGGGTGGATGGATTAAAAACTTGGCTACGATTAATATGGAAAAATAAATAATGGGACTACTAGATTTATTACAACAAGGCTATCAAAAATACAAACAATCTGACACGCCAGTTGCTACATTATTGCGTAACGAACCCAAAAATTTTATTCCATCAGTAGCTAGAAATTTAGATCAACAACTTTCATTGTTGCAAACACCAGAAGGAGTATTAGATTTAGTAAATCCTGTATCAAAAATAGGAGGATTATTGGGCTCAATCAATATGGGAAATAAAAGTTTTTCTCAATTTTCTCCAAAAGCAGTTATGGCATTTAAACAAGCTAATGATATACCAAAACCAAAAAGAATAAGTAGTAGGCCAATTCCTAATGAAATAATTAAAGAAAGAAACGCATTAATAGATGGAACAATTACAAATTCTGAATATTACGCTAAACAAAATAAACTTTATCCTTTTACTTATTTTAAAGAAGTACCTAAACTAACAAATGTATTTGATATTGGAAAAGCATTAAAGCACTCAAAGTTGCCTTCTGAAGAAGCAATAAAAGGACAAGTAAAAGGTGGTAGAGCTATTTTAGGATTAGGTGCAAGTATTGATGATGGAACAAAGATAACATCAAGATTAGATATTGATGCTTACGATATATATAATGTATGGTCAGCTAGTATAAGAGGTGCTACAAAGGCAGGTAAAGATACAACTGTTTATGGACAAGCAGCACACTTAATAAGCAAAGGTAAAGATAAAGTAAAACTTAAAGGCTCGGCACAAAAATCATTAAAAATAGCAGAAGGTGGTGGAAAAAGTCCATTTGCTGTAATGGATGGATATTGGAAAGCAAATTCACCAGAAACTATAAGAGAATTAGCAGTAAAATATATTGACAATCCTGAATGGGTGCAAGTTGCTTTTAATCCAACAAAATCAGGTCATTTTATGGATAAAATAAAAGGAATACCAGTAACTGAAGCAGATGAAGTTATACAAATTGGACCTTTAGTATTGGGGAAAAATGTAAAATATGATTTAAACCTTCAACCATTTAGCAAATAAAAGAATATTATGACACTAGAAGAATTACAAAAAATAATAGGACAACAAACTTCTAACTTGCAATTAAAAATGCCTGCAAGAGAAACTAATCCTAATTACGAGTACGACAATATGGGTCAGCCAATTATTCCAGAATTTAGGGAAAATATACCTAATCAAGCATTAAAAATTGGTGGGAACATAATAAACAAAACAAAAGATTTGTTTAACATAAAACCTAAAAATGATATGCTTGGTGAAGATTTTGTATATGTTAGAGGTCAGCCTATTCCAATCACAAAAGATGAAAAAGAAATGAGGCAGGAAAATCCACCAGCTGGAATTTTAGGTGATATGATGATTGGTAGCGGGGGAAATGCTTTAGAAGATTTGGCGTATGGTTATAAACCAAAGACAGAAAATTTAGTAGATTTAGGCTTACTTGGTATTACTCCGTTTTTAGGTGGCATTAAAGGGCTTGCGTCAGCCGTAAAAAATACAAACAAGATAACAGATTTTATTCCTAAAAATTATAACAAATTAGATCAAGACTTACTTTTTAACAGTAGAGTAGATAATAACTTTGTTCCATTAGAAATGGGCTATAAAAATATACCAGACACTTTAGGCGGCAGAAGAATAGATACAGACATAGCAAGGGAGCTAATGCCAGAATATAACTCTGGCAATATTTTAGAAAGGATGCTTGGTATAACAGGAAGTCGTTATCGCTCTAGTGATGTACATCAAGGAGCTAGTAATTTTAGCTCACGCCTTTTTGATGAATTATTAAAAGACCCTATACCAAAAGGAATTAGTGATAAGGCTACATTTACTAGTGGTGGAGCTGGCTCTGGAAAAACAAGCAGCCTAACAAAGCTAATTGATCCTTCTTCTAAAGTAATTCGTGATACAACTTTATCTAATTACCCAAAAGCAGTAAATCAAATTGACAATGCTATAAAATCTCATACTGGCAAAACACCTGTAGATATTTTTTATGTAAACAAAAGCCCAATAGATTCTTTTGAAAATATTATAAAAAGAACTTCACGACAAGTAGAAGAATTTGGTAGTGGCAGAATTGTGAATATTGATGAAGCAAAAAGGACTCACTCAAACTCTTTAAAAACAATTAAAAAATTAAAAAGACATTACAAAAATAACGATTTAGTTAATATTAAAATTGTTGATAATAATAAAAAAACCCCTAAAATATCATCATTAGATAAACTTCCTAAATCAATAAAGCCTGAAATTCTTGAAAATAAGTTTATAGATATATTAACGGAAGCAAGAAAAAGTGATAAAATTGATCAAGATGTTTATACAAAAATGCTAAATGGAAGAACTGACCCTTTAGCTATAAAGCCAACTATAGGTGAAACAGTTGGCGATATAATATATGGCTTTTAAAATCAGCCTAGTCTAGGTATTGATATTCTAATAAATCTTTCTGCCATTACAAATATTATTATTACCCATATCATTGCAGTAGTTACGTTCATTTAAAACCCTCCTTTATATTTTATTATAACACCCTCTGTATTAATCCCAAAAGTTACCTTCTGCTAAATAGTAATCTGATCCATTCCCATCATCAAACCATGCAAAATTTACAACACCTGTTAGCTTGTAAACTCTTTTATTCATAGCAGTCATGTAACATGGGTCAGGGTTTTTGTAGCCAGACTTTTTATAATGTCCAAAGTCATTATATTTTTCAGCTACTTGTTTAGTAATTTTGTGAACTTTCTTACCAATTCTAAACAATCCATAATCTTTATTTGCATATCTCATTATCTTTCTCCTTTTAAAATTACTAAAATATTACAAATGGTGAAACTGCCCATTTTGGATTGGCTTTTTTGTTTAACTGATTTACTTTTTCTTGAGCCTCTTTCTCGTTTTCAAACTTCACACATTCACCAGACTCATCTTTGTAAAATTCTGTTGGTTGGTAAGTTTTAGTAAATTTTTTTCCCGATCTGTATGTTCGTATTTCACTAATTTCATGTCCCAACCTATTAATTTCAAATCCTTTTTTCATTATCTTTCTCCTTTTAAAATTACTTCTTCCCATGTTAATACGTTAATAAATTCTTTTAAATTATCTGCATCAGATTTTTTATTGTCATTAAGTAATTCAGCAATAGCACAAATCATAAAATCTTTTTTCATAGATTTTGATGCAGCCACTTTTTCTATAAATAGCCCAACTTGATCAGGTGTAATATTATATTGATCTGCGTTGTATTTTCTTGTATCTTCAGCCATCTTCACTCTCCTTTATTTAAAAACCCTACATACACACAATAGCAGGTATGTACTTATATGCAAGTCTTTTTACAAATCATTTTAATATACATTTATAATGCTATAAAGAAACTTAACAAATAACTTGCAATTAATAAATATACCATTAATATAAGAAGTGAGGTTAATAACAAAGGAGAAACAAAATGCCATTTAATCAAGCAGACATACTTGTAACAAGGTTTGGGACTAAAAGCCTTACTAAAGGTTGTGTAAAGGTTACTATCGAAGGAATTAATGTTCCTTTTGGTTATTTAAAAGAAGAGGCTAGTAATAAAGCGCCACTTTATAAACTTGTTTGCAGGCAGCAGTATGGTGTACACCTTGAGCCAGTAGATCAACCAGACGGCATGGTTGGACCAATGTCAAATGGTGTTTATGCTGATGTTTCAGGTGGGTGCAGCGCCTTTATTAAACCAAAAATTGAAAAATTGCTAGGTTATCCTTGCCCTGATTTAATTCCTGTGTTTGACAGGTTTGAAACTCAAGAGCAATACAACAGCAATTGTATATAATTTTTAACTAGGAGAATTAAAGGGAGCTTTGGCTCTCTTTTTTTAAGCATCTATTCTTCTGCTGGCAATATCCAATAAATTTTCCATAGCTAACTTAAATTTTACCTCATAAAATACAGGTTGTTTTTCGCCTAAAAAATTAGCATAAATAGCCTGTCTTTGATCTGTTGGTAATGAGCCAATGATAGCATCTAATGTTTTTACATTTTTTTTGTCGGCTACTTCAACCATATCATCAAATACATTCGCAGAATAGCCGCCTGTAGACATATAACTAACCTTACTAGGGTAACCTAGTTTGTGGTTATCCATTTTGTGCCAGCGAACCCAATCATTAATAATTTCATTAAGTCTAGAAATTCTCATTCGTTCCCATAATCATAAACAACAAATGAGTTACGATTGTTTGATACAGAAAGGGGGTAGCTTACATTTAAACCATCTTCAACTTTGTATAATGTTCTTTTTAATACTTTAAACTTTATAGAGGATTTTGGATGATATAACTCTGCTAATAAACATTTAGGTTCTTTAAAGTAAACAGTTTGTTTATTTTTTCCACTGCTCTGTCTACTTAATCTTGATTGTACACAAAGCCTTCTTATAACATGAGTAACAACCTCACGCTCCATTCCTATTTTTTCAGACACTTCTTTAACGGTTAATCTTTCAGTGTTAAATAATTTCTCTACTAAAGGCGCTAATTTATTCATCTGCATCTTTGTTCCATTATTAAACACATACCAATGAAAATTAGACTGATCTTGCAACCTTTGATATTTCATTTAAATTTCCCTTTGGTGATAGTTCGGCCACTTAACTCATGAATAATTTGAAAGTCAGATTTGTTGTAAACCATAATGTAGCCATAACCTTCATAAATATACTTATGCTCACGCCATTCTTCATTGTTCTTTTTTAGAATCTTTTTGCCTTCTGTCATTATTGCAGACCCCTTTTAAATTAAAATTGCCAATATCTGTCGTTACGCCACACCACCATTTCTTATAATATAGGGCAGCAGGCTCACCACATTTATTACAAACAGCTTTACCTGCTTTAATCTTCGTCATGAAACTCATCAAGTCTTTGTTCAAATATAATTTCTTCTATTTTTTTTAATGCTTCATCATCATCCTCAACATGAGCAATAAGGTGATCTAGATACCATCGAGCTTTTCTTAAATCTCCAGCCCCTTCTTTTTTCTTCCAGCGCCATAAATACTTAAAAATGTTACCTGTATTTGTGGCTTCTATTCCAACTAATCCTTCAACCAATCCCTCGATACAGTCAATGCACTCCAAACCTTTTTTGGATTTGTAATGCTTTGGGTTTACTAAAAAGTCTGTCATTTTATTCTCCATTTAAACAAGTTTCATGTTGTTTCTTTACAAACACTTTACTGCCTGGCGTGGCAGATTTAAACAACTTATCATTACTGTTACAAATATAATTATAATGATCTACATTGTATGATACATACATATCCCACATCTTAAAACAAATAGCAATAGTAATTAAATAAACCACTAACCCTTTTGTAATAATATTCTGAATCCATTTAAGCATTTTACTTATACTCCTTTAATGTATTTGACATCTTGTTTCTTGATATAATAATAAAAGTTACATTTTATTAATTATAAATAAGGAACTATTATGTGGACAACACCAGCAGCAACAGAAATGCGTTTTGGATTTGAAGTAACCATGTACGTTATGAACAAGTAAAAAAATGGGCATCTAGGATGCCCTTTCTAATTTATATTCAGCAAAAGAACATTTCTTACCAAATCTATTAATAGATTTTTTTGTTATTGTTTTAATATCATGTCCTTGATTTCTCAAATCATTTATTCTTGAAGCCAACCTTCTAACACCATATTTTTCTCTTGCAATGTTATCGTTAATTACTTTTCTTGATCCACTAAACCAATGCTTACTTTCTAAATAAGACAAAATCATTTTATTTTGCGAGGTAGACATTTTTCAACTCCTTTAGTAATTAAAAAAATACAAATAAACACCCAAGACAGCAATGCAGCAATACCCATTACAAATAACGCTGCAAATAAAAACATGCTAGAAAGGAACATCATCTTTCATGTCAGCTATATCTTGAACTGGCGCCGATTGATTTGATTCTCCATACAAGCTTTCTGGTAAATTATTTTTTGTAGGAGCTTTTGATTCCCCTTGCCAAAATACTTTAGTGTTTCCTAATATAACCCCCCTTGTGCCAGACTCTCTTTCTTCTGAGGTAACTGATTGAGTAATCATGCCGTTGTTGTCATATTGATCTTTATTGTCAAGATCTACAAAGGCTGTGATATTTAAATAAGTCCCTTTTTTACCTTTAATAAGTTTTTCTTTATCAATTTTTGTTACATCTATACTTCCCGAAATTCCTACTGTAGCCATTTTATTTCTCCTTGTTAAAATTAAACTCTGGTTTCCTCTTGTAGCGAGGTGGTTCTTTATCCTCTGAAACATACCTTAAAAAATCTATAGCTAAAGGCATATACCAGTCAATAAATTCTTGATCGTATTGTACCAACTTCGTATGAAAATCATTTGGTGTCCATACAACAAAATGTGCTGCAACTGCGTTTTTATATCCGTTTGCTTGTGCTACTAACATCTGTATCTGCATTTGTACCCAGTATCTATCTGGTATAGTGGGATAAATCTTTTGAGTGAATGGACATTTTATCTCAACAGGGACTCCGTTAAGAAAGCCGTCTGCTGATGCCCCTATAGGAAAATTAGGATGTACCAAGAGCTTATTACCATTCTCACATATATCATTCATGTGTTTTTCAAAGGCTTGTAGTGCAGTTTCCTCGTGGTCATTCCCCCACTGGGTCATAATATTACCTTTAAAAGGTGCATCACGCAAGGTCTTTTCGCGCCATAGCTTTTTTCTTTCAAAGACTGATCCCCATGCAGCTGAAGCAGTTACTATATTATGCCTGCGATTGTCTTTAAGATGATTTTTTGAGTTCATTAGCAAAGTCCCTTAATTCAGTTTGTTGGGTAGCTGATAGTTCAAAAAAGGCAGTATTTAAAGATTTCATTTCGTACGCCTCTCTTAAAGTTTGCTTTGCATCTTCAAGTTCTTTTTTTGATGATGGCTTATTTTCGTCAGTATTGTCTGTTGTATCTGCGTCTTTAGTGTCATCAAGAAGTAATAAACCTGCTAACGCATACTTTCTTGCATAGGAAGATGAACTACCAAAGCTCTGGGCGATATCCATACCTTTACGATTTGGATTAATACCTGCTTGAGCTTTAACACTTATAGATTCCTTTTCTACTGCAAAAACTACAGTTGCTTCAATGTACATATATTCGTTTACAGATTTAACTTCATCTGTGATCAATATAGTGGCATTATTTTTAGCTAATAAAGGTTTAACTGCTTCTAATATATCTTCACAACTGCGATATTTATAATTACCAAATTTATTCATTTGTCCTTTTGGCACCTTTATTTCTTTCTGAATTTCAATTAATTCTTTCATACTAATAATCTCCTTTGATTAAAAATCTTCTAATACTTTTTTAAATGATTTGCCTGTTTCTATTTTTGTGTAAATTAGAACTCCAAAAAAACTAATTGTAGAACCAATTAATAAATAGATATAAAAGACAATTATAAATGCTAAATCTGAATCTGATAAACTAGGTAACCAATCCATAATTACACTCCTTTAATTACACTTATTAATTCTTCTTTAGCTTCTAGTTCCATTTGTCCTAATACTGAAGCAGGACCTTCAGATAAAACTAACCTAGAAAACTCTTGAATAATAACAAAATTATAATGCTCTTCTTCCTTTCTGTTATCTTCTTGCTGTTCTAAATAATCGTTATGTAATGAACTCATTTGTTTCTCCTTTGTTTATATTGCATAACC